GTCAGTGGGATCCATCAACGCCATACGCAGGTCTACGACTGCGGAGTTGGGCCATTCTGCGGCAACTTGGTTCACCATGTCTGACTTACCAACACCTGGAGGGCCCCAAACAAACACTGGGCGGCGCTTTTGCACAGCACGGCGCAGGATGGGTTTGCATTCGCTGATCTTAACTGTACGGGTTTCTACTTGACTTGCCATGATGATTCCTACTTAGAATTTGTTGAACATGTGTGTATTATAAAGCATTTATTTGCGATTGTCAACAAATAAATGCATTGTGGTTTTTACGCAACAGCTTGTTCTTGAGCTGGCATAACTTGAGCAATGAACTCGGAAGCATCAATGGCTTCTTTGGTCATTGGGGCAGGCAATTCGATGAATTTGACATCAGTGCAACCAGCGCGGACCAGTGTACGAGTACGGCGCTTGTCGTTAGTGTAACGAACTGCACCTTTGCCGTTTTTAGAAACAGCGTAGCCAACGTGGGTAAATGTTTCACCAGCAATAACTGATTCAACTGCGGCTTCAACTGCTTGGGCGGTGACTTTAGACATAAATTTCCTTGAGTGTGTGTTAGTGTATTGCAGAACCGTTCCGCAATGTTTAAATTATACTATTGATCCTGGTCCTTGTCAACCTGTTTTTGATGCTTTTTGCGTCTTTTGTAGGCTTTTTTGCTTTCCTCTACCTTGCCCTTAAAAGGGCTGTTGGCGTGGTACAGCTCAATGGCTCTACGCTTGGCTCGCTCCAGCTTCAAAGTGATTGTGGTCCGTTTCATAGTGCTAGTATTATATGGCGGCCCGAGCCAAAAGTCAACCTGTTATTGGCGCTTTTTTGATGAAAATGTGTTGTATTTTTGCAACAAAAAAGTAGTACTTGGGTTTAACCTTTTCCTTGTGCTCGCCTACTCAATCCATTTAGCCAAAGAACAATATCATCGTTTACTAAACGAATTTCCATTGCGTCTTGTTCGCCAAATACACGAAAATAACCGGCACCGTGATAGTAAGGCCAATCCAAGTGTTGCTCAAGACCTATCAAGTGCCCAGGGTTTGGACTCCAACCTGGAGGGCATTGGTACGACCAATAGCGAAAGTGGGGCTTCATTAGTTCCCAACCAAATGTTGTCAAGCGCAAGCCCTTGCGCTTGCCTGGTTGGTAGTTTTTAAAAACAGTGTACTCTGTTACCTTGGTATTTTCCCAAATGTGAGGTAAGGGATACTGAGCCAAGTACTCAGTTATCTTTGTAGCTAGTTCCTTGCTCACTGATCTTGCGTCCTTGCTTCATTTCGACAACTGAAAAATCTTCCACTTTGAATAGTTTGTTTAACTTATCAGCCAAGTTAAACGCATGCCCTGGATTAGAAAATGAAACTTTTTTGTACTTTGGGCCTGGATAGCTGATTAAACTGTTCAGGGTGCGAAGATTAATTGGTCGGTCTTTATAAAAGACCGCATATATTGCATCAGCTGCAAGTACTTCTTCGCTCTTGTAAGTTCTTGGATTTGTATGCGTTAATAGGATGTTGGGCTTGGGTCTACTCATGATAACTTTATTTATCAAAAGTAGATATTTATCAAACCAATTACACTGTGGTCTTTGGCAACATTATAGACAGCTTGCCACCGTGTATGATAATACAGCTGGTCTCAGGATCGGCCACAGAAGTTCCTACGGCAGTAAATGTACGAGTCTTGGAATTGGCCCAAAGGGAAAACATTACAACACCGTCAATGGATCCAACAGCAATGACATCTTCCTCGGCAGCTTTTAGGCCATTGGCCAAGTCTTGAGTTTTACCACACGTCCAGCTAGACTCAAGTTTAAAAACTTCGGCATTCGCCGGCCATGCTAAAAAAGCAATAACTAAGATCAGTAAGGAAACAATCCCTACCTTAGTTATAAGTGGCCGCCAGCCATTCAGTATGTTGTTGAGCATTATCACTTGACTTTTGTAAATTATACTTGCCACAGAACTTCATAAAGTGTGGACCAACAGATGGATTTCGAGGCTTTTGTACAGCTTCGGCAATGGTAGCGTCTAGTTCAGCTTTGATATGATCTGGCTGTGCAGTCAGATCGATAATGGCACGATTGCGTTCATAATCATCGCGCACCAGGTGCTCGACACCTTCGTGGTCGGTCCAACGTTGTAGCATGAGATTGTTCCACATAAAGCCTTTGTTGTTGCGATCTGCAAATGCTTCTTGTAGGCCCACTTTGTTCTTGGTACCTTTGGTACGCACACCAGGATAAGCACTAAACACGTTGTCACTTGTATCACCGCGCATGCACTTTTCAAACAGCAACCATTCTGGTTCAGGCGCTGGCTTTACTTCTTTTGTTTTCTTGTCTTTTACCGGCTGACCCTTTTCATCAAAGTAGCCTTCGTGAGTTGTGAGTACACCAGTGATGCCATTGAACAATTGCACATTAGGAGCAATCAGCTGTTCAAAGTCTGTGTCACTTGAAACGATAATATGGTTGTCGTCCTTGTGCAATTGAATCCAACGGGCAATAAAATCGTCAGCTTCGCATACAGGATTCTTAAGAACAGTTACATTGGTCTTGGTACTAATGTATTCGTAGAACTTATCAAACGATTCCCAAAACAGTTTTTCTTCTTCTGCTTCTTTAGGAGTTTGTTTAGCACGACCCTCTGCACGATTGGCCTTGTACGGCTTGTATACGTCCTTGCGCCAGCTTCGGCCTTCAAAGCAGAATACAACATGCTGGCCCTGTCGATCACGCCATTGACGCAGGACAGAGGCCAGGATAATATGGTAGCTCATTGCAACACGCTCTTCAGGGTCACCAGAACGGATCACATGACGGGCACGGAAGAACAAGTTTGCGGCATCGACGATTAAGTAGCTCATGTGACTATTGTAGCAGTAAATTGGTTAGGTGTCAAGCGATTATTGGTTGCGTGTTCGATCGTTTGTTTGCATACGACCAGCGTCTGCAATAAATGATCCGGCGGCATCACTGTCCATGCTTACGTTACGGCACATGTCAGTGAACCAAGCGTCAACAATATCCTCGGGGCTGTTACCTTGATAACCACCGGAACGCAAGAACTGTACAAACGCAGGATTCCATTCCAGCTCAAAATATCCTTGTTTGGGATTGTCAGGAGCAAGATGTGCTTGAACTACGTTGACCCAAGGTTCGGGGCTATTCTTCATTGACTTTGCAGTTGGCTTTTTGATGAAAATCTTCTTTATAAATTCAAACATTTCAAATATCCCGTCCAAATACATTTTCTTCCCTCTTGGGTAGATCAGCTAATACTGTTTCTCGCCATTCTTTTGATTCCGAATACCAACTGGCACGCTCGTCTTGTGTGCGGTAGCATCCAATGCACATATCGTTGTCATCTGACACACAGATGCCTACACATGGATTAGTTAAATTTGCGTGGTCATCATTCATCTTTGTTTCTTTTAAATGCTTTAAATAACATGGGTATTTGTTTTTCTCTATTTCTTGGCAGCTTGGGTGCAAGGCTACTTAGCTTGACAACTTCATCACTGTATGTGGTGTTACACAGCGCACATGATTTATCTGCGGATGACATGGTAACAGTCTTTCTATTAAATGAACAAGTATGAATCCAGGTTATCATAATATTGATCAAGTTACTTGTTACTGTGTTTTTCTAACTCTTTGACAGTAGATTCAATAGCAGCGGAAAAGTTTACGGCACTTTGTTTATTCAGTACCATATGATGCTCTTGCTTGTATACACCTTTGACCAAGATATCATAAACAGCTTGCAATCGTTGACTCCAGCCCTTCCAGACTGGAGTCCAGGTAGTTACATAAAAGCTGACTTCAACATCGGGAATGTCAGCATCATGTTGAACTTCAATCCACATTTTAACAGCATGATCATCGGAAGTGCAATCACATTCAACGTTGAATACTTTTGCATCTGCCCAGTCTGCGTCAATGCTGACACCCTGTGCTGGTGTTTGTGCTTTCATTGTATCTCCTCCGGTATAAGTTGTTCCGTACATTATTTAGCCCATCCATTGCCCCATATTGTACAATGCAAACGGGGACTTATATTGTATCCTCGAACTAATGCTTCATCTGCGACTAATCTTAAATTTTTATTATACATTTCGTCTGTACCGCCAACTGGCATAACAAATACAGGACCTTTAAAGCCTGCTTCACGATACTCTGCTGTGGCAGCATCTACTTCTTCGAAGTCAGCAGCCTTGTCAACAACAAACTTCAAGTAAGTAAACCCTCGGGTTTGGTATTCCGCAACCACTTCGGGCTTGACAGCATCTGACCACTTTTCTCCACTAGCACTTAGTTTAGGGCTAACGCTAAATGTAATTTGATCTTTGCGTAAGTGATAGTCGTTCATCAAGAAACGTTTAAAGTCTTCGTGTAAGTGCTGAGTACCGTTAGTTTCAAATGTAAGATTTTCTAAGTCTCGCATTTTGTTTTCGCTCAACAAGTCTGGATACAGTTGTTGCCAGCCCAACAGCGGCTCGCCCCCAGTGATAACAAGATGTACGTCATTGCCATTGTCTTGCTTCCAGGCATGATTAGGAGTCAGCTCCAACATCTTTTCAATGGCTTGGTCTACAGTGTAGTATGGACTTAGATGCTTGAACGCAGGATGCCATGATGCGTAACTATCGCAGCCAGTTTGTGCCAATGGTAGTTCTTCAAACTTTTTGTAAAGATGCACTACCTTGCCAATTTCATCGGGCTCCGCAGTTTTCTCGCCTGGCGGTAGGCCAAAGCCCGGACATTTAAAGTTGCAGCCAAATGTTCTAAAGAACACACTGGGCACACCAATAAAGCGGCCTTCGCCTTGTGCGCTATAAAACACTTCACTTACTTTAAATTCATTCATAGATATTTGACCATTTCTTTAGTTTTTCAATCTTGGCTAACTTGGCAGCTTCAAGTCCTGCATCTGTTACAACACCTTTTAATTTTAACAGATCTACCATGGCAAGTAAATCACCAATTTCACCTTCTAAGTGTTGTGCATTAGTTAGGGGTTTGCCAGGCTTGAAGTTATCCAAACCAAAGCGATTGCACTTGCTTACTGCTTGCACCACTTCGGCACATTCCTCAGAAAGAATGTTCATAATTTCGTATAGTTTACTGTCCACTTTTTAATTCCATATAAGGGGCAATGTCGTTATCAAACAACTTGGCCATTTGATTCCATAATGCTCGAGCCTCGGTATCAGTCATGCCCGAGCCAATATCTTTAAAATTGTCTTTTCTTAAACCATAATCATGACGCCATGTATAACACATACTAGTGATAACTTGTTCTCTTGTTTTCATGGTCTTGGAAAGTCTAATTGAAATACGTGTGCTTTGGTACCTTTTAGTGCCAATAGCATTTGTTCTTGTTGTGCATCTTCAAGGCTAGTGTAATAGCCTGGAAAGATACCTGACCCAGCAGTAGACGGGCTATGTGTAGACATTGAACCAGTTGAAGAAATGCTGGCTATAACCCAAATAGATAATGTCTCTGGTGGGTCAATTGGTTTCATTAGTTAAATCTCGCTGTAGTCATCAGATGACTCATTATCTTTAAGAATGCCAGACTCTTTAGCTGCATTGATAGCTTCCCGCAATGCTTCTTCAACTAATGCATTAAATGTCATATCACGTTCGTGCGCCAACTTCATGTACTTTAGCAGTTCTTCATCAGTGAAGTCAACAGGGATACTTACTCGAGTGTCGTATTCTTCGCCGTTGACAATAGCTGTTAACTTTTCCAAAAAGTCTTCTTCAACATCAAGATCTGTGTAGTTAACATCGTCCCATGCCTGATTGCCTAGCACACCTCGCTCAGTTGCTTCTGCTGCATGCTTGGCTTTATACTTGGGATTGATCAGTCGATATGCGCGGTCATTAGTGTAGTCGCATACTTCTACTTCGTATACTTTTTGGCTCTTGGTGCTGAACACAATGTTAGCACTCCATCCACCTGAACCATGAACTCCATTCCATGCACTCAACTGATGCGAGTTGGACCCATAACAGCTCCATCCGTAGTCGCCACCTTCGGTAATGCGATAGCCAACAATTTCCATCCATTCTTTTAAAGTCAGCATATAATTTCCTTTTAAATAATTATTAATATATACAGTATACAACAAGTAATACAAGAAGTCAATAAAAATGGATAAATAAAGTGCCAATCGCGATACTGGACATATCCACTGGCTCTAACGCTATTAAGGAGCATCAGCATGAATATTTATTCAATTTACAAAGCAACCAATATTAAAAATAGTAAATCCTATATAGGATTTGACTCGCACTGGCCGAAACGAAGATCCGAACACAAATCAGCTGCAGGCACCGGGAGACATTCTGCTAAAGGATCAAAGTGGTGGAATGATGGAATAGTGGAAGTAATGTTGCCAGAATCTCCGAAGCCATCATTCGTCAGAGGAAGGCTCAAGAAAGATTCCACTGATTCTTAATCACATAGTCTTTATCCGGCATATTATCTAGGTCAATAACAATGTTAGGGTTCCAACCTGTGTCTTCGCTGTAGCCTTCGTTTTCGTAACCCCGCGGGTTACAAGTAATTAGCGTATCTCCGACATGGTACCAATGTGCGTGATGAGTATGCCCACATGTCCACAGTTTAATCTGCGGATGATCCATAATAAATTCAGTGAGGTCACTGTGGTACCCGCCGTTCATTAGGTATTGGGTTCGATACTGTTCATGTACACTTTGGAAACTGGGACTATGATGTCCAACAACAACAAATTTCTTATCGTGTTGTTCGGCCAATACACTTCTAAAGTATTGCAATGTACGTGCATGACGACTAACAACATCACGAGCACTCATTCGAGCGTACTCTCGCTTGTCATTGCGAATGATGCGGAAGTCGTTCATCATGCCTTCGATTGCATGCATGGTCAAGGGATCGCCTTTGTTCATGTCAGTCCACAAAGTAGCACCGATGAATGTAACATCGTCGATAACTTTGGTATCGCACTCTAAGAAGTAAATGTTAGGGAACTTTGCACATTCTTCACGTAGGTAATCAATACCAGCAAAGAACTTGCCGTGGTAAAATTCGTGATTACCAGCAACATAAACAACGTGCGGGAATTGAAAACTGCAACGCTTTAAGAAGTCACGAAAGCGAGCAACTCGTTGCATCTTACGACCGAGGTCTGCTAATGCTCCACTGCTGTATGGATCAAAGTCGGCTGCAATATGGTCATGCAAATCCTGGGCAACCATAATGTCACCGCTCAAGATAAGAACGTCACACTTGTCATCGTTTGTGATATTGATATCAGAGAACTCCAAGTGTAAATCACTAACAAGTTTAATCTTCATCGCCGCTTTCCAGTTTAGCTATTGAGTTAAGTCCATTTACAGGAATACCATCTTCATCGACGATTGCAAAGTGATCAAACATAAAGCCTGCGCCTTTACAAAAGTCTTCAAATGCTTGCAACACATCATCTAATGTTCCATGATTGTGTTCCATAGCAATATTCCTAGTACCATCAGTATAACACAG